CGTATTGACCAATTTGTCCAATACTGGCTTTAGGAGTATTAATATTACCTACTAGAGTGGTATCATTGGTATTGTCTGTGATCAATAAAGGAGTTTTTAAGGTAAATGCATTGTTAACTGCATCCCATTCGTTAATACCCCAAGTTGACTCTGCTAAATCCATCCAATGCGTTCCGTTTTCAACAGCACCTGTTGGACGTACACTAGTACCTTCTAGTGCGTTAAGATCTACGTCTGCACGGATAGCATAAATTCTGTTTACATTGCCTAGTGCGCTATAAGCTGCCATTAGGCCATATTCGTTTCGTTCATCTCCATGTAAAGGAGTGCCTGCTGCGCTTTGTTTAAAGCTAGGATATCCCATTGCGCTAATAAGTTCGCGTTGGCTACTAAATGCCAATAGTCTACCCGCTCTAGCAGCAGTAGTGTCAGACGCTAGAGCACCCGATGGATTTGTTTTATCTTGTGCAGTGGCCATTACAATTAATGGAACGGTGCCAACTGCGCCTGGTACGTATTGACTTTCGTCGGTTACGCTAATTTCTAAACCTGGAGATACTAGTGCCATGTTTTTATCCTTTAACAAACATTTTGTAGTATTTATAAAAGGATATCTATTTTTGGTGGTTAGAGGTGCCTTTCGAAAGGTTTACATATAAATATCTATATGAATAGACCTTTATGCACAATATGTCATGGTAATCCTGTTGCGATTAACTACCATTCTGAAGGAAAAGTACGTTATAGAAAAATATGTTCCAGCTGTTCTCGAAAGGGAAAGCGTATTCGTACTTTGCCTGGGTGGGTCAAAGCAGGGTACAAGAAGAAAACTGTGTGTGATAAATGTAGCTTTAAAGCCAAATCAATCAATCAAATGTTTGTGTTCCACATTGATGGCAATTTAAAGAACAACGATTGGAGCAATCTTAGATCGGTGTGTGCTAACTGTAGAATTGAAGTACACAATACTAAAACGACCTGGCGCGAGAGTCCATTAGTAGCAGATTATTAACTTGAGAGTACAGTTCTTCAACTGTTCCGTTATTATCAAGCTCGTAGTTGAATGTTTGCCCTATCCATGCCCATTCGCTATGATGTATGTTAGGGTACCTTTGCGGCATCAATTGCCCTGCATCTTCTAGCAGCCATTGACGATCTTCGTGGGTGGTGTTTTCTGTTAACGCACAATCGTACCATTCGGGTAGTTCTCCACGTTTGACCCATACACACATTCCACCAAATTTTCTAATTGCTTTTATTTCGTTAGGAAATCTAACGTCACTGATTACAATATCTTCTGTAGTTTTACGTAGTCTGTTTTCCAAACTAGCAATCCAGATATCGTTATGAAATCCGCGTCTACAAACTTCTGTGCCCCAAAGTTGTAGCATGTATCTAGGAGTAAGTCGGGGCATATCAAGTCGTTTAGACCACCATGGATCCACTTGTTCTCGCCACTCCCTTGCTTCGGGTGTTAGTCCTTCTAGCAGTTCGCGATCCCATCCAAATACTTGAGCTACTGCATCTTTAAGAGTGCCAGCAAAGCTGTCTCTAACAAATCCATGTTTGGCTACCAAATAATTGGCTGCTGTGTCTTTGCCTGACCCAATAAACCCTGTAATTCCTATGATCATAAAAAATGCCCCTTTAGGAGCATTTTAAACTAACTGTTAACAAATGTCAAACACCGTATTTGTTCTTTTTCTTAACAGAAACTGGGCTTATCCGATTGATTGTATCGCATTCTTGGCTGCGTAAGTCTCCGTGATTTATATCTTCTACATTTGCATCAACTGCTTTGTATGCTAGATTTAGCATGTCCTGCTCGAGTTGGGTATACGGTGCTGCTAATTTCCATTTACCTACCCACGACTCATCGTCGACATCGGGCATGGTTTTGCCATCTGTGCTGGCTACTGCTAGTCCTAAACGATACAGAGTGTAATCGCCATTCCATTTTTTACCATCAGAAAACTTGTTCATGCCGCGCTGAGCCAGTCGTTGTCTGTCCTTTAATTGCCCATGTTGTTCTAAAACTATTTCTTTGATTTTCATTATCCAATTACCCAGGTTAAAGGCATACTACCGTCCACATAATCTTTTAATTGCTGTTCTAGTGCATCCATTTCTGTCTGTGCTTCTGATTTTAAACTTGCACCGTTCAATTGTGTGCCACCTTGGGGTCCAGCAATGCTGCCAAACTTTTCTCTTGCTTCACCTAGTATACGTTTGGCAAAACTGTAAGAATATTCTTGTATCCAGGTAAATGCTTGATAATCGTTTAGTAGCATACTGTCTGGCTTGTAATTATAAATGTGCAGCAATACATCTTCCATTTGTTCTTCTTGCTGGTTTGCGCCAGCGTATGGAATTTTGCGAATCAATGTAAGCTTTTTTGTAGTTTTATTAAAATAAAAATTCAAATAACCGCCGAACATTTTCATGGACATTTTTTGATAATCAACAAATAGTTCGTAGCTGAGTAGCCCACCGACACGACCGGCTACCAACATATATGTGTTCAAATAGCCCGAGCTGAATGGTTCAAATTGGCTTGCTGTTGTACCAGTCACACTGCCAATACCTCGACGGTATGCCGCTCTAATATCCATTACTTCGTTGGGCAATATATATTCTTGAGTTTCGGGTTTGAGCTTTAAGAAAGCATAGCTTTCTTCTTGACTGTTAGATGCACGTTGACGGTACTTGCCCAACGCTGATTTTATTGCTAGCTCGTAGTGTTCTTTGTCTAGTTCAACATCCACAATGCCGTCAGCTAAACGCAAACGGATATAATCTGTGATTTCTTTGCGCTTGTTGTTTACGGTCTCTAGTTCAGGAGCTGAAATTGTGCCTAGATCTTCATTGGGATCATAAGCAATGTGTCCAGTGCCTGTTCCGGTGCCTGGGTTGTAAAGACTGTCTGTGATCATTACGCCATTGGCGTAAAAATTGGTTGTATCTGCTGTGGCCATTTGGGTGTCCTAGTATTGTATTTACCAGAACACCCATTACTTAATTGATTCGAAGCAGAACCATATCTGCGTTAATACGCCCGTTTCCGATAGTTTCTGTTGCTTTGATTTCGTCTAGAAACTTGCGTAGTTGTACTTTACTAGCCTTGGCAAATTCCTTGAGCTTTTCCTCAGGTTTGCGTAGGGTCTTGCCCACGGATCGAGTCTCGTCAAACCCAGTCAGGCTAGTGCCCTTGATACCCAACGGGCCGTGTAAACTGTCAGCAATGTACTTGTACAGTTTACGAGTTTTGGTATTGTAAGCCCACAGCTCTTGAGCCCCAATAATATCCACAGGATTAATTGACACTAACTTCAGCGTCTTTTCTTCCTTCATGTACTTGAGCTTGGCCACCAGCTTTTCTTTACTTGGACTCTTTTTAACACGAGCCTTTTTAGTAGCTTTCTTGACACCGCGATACTGCTCAAGTGCATCCAAAATACTTTGAATAAAAGCATGATGGCGCTTGAAGTCGGCCGCTTTGTAGTGTCGATAAGCTTCCACCACCTGTTCGTCAAGTTTACCCAATGCTTCGCCTAGCTCTGTTTTGCGACGCATAAACAAATCTTCAAACTTTTTAATCTGGCTTTGTGGTACTGCATTGGACACAAGATAGTCATATGCTTTAGGATCCACGGTTTCGCCTAGGATCACTTCATCGTACAAGCCTTCAAAGTGTGCAAGATGCTCGCTGGTTTTTTCGTTGAGTCTGTCTTGAATTGTTGGTGCTTTGACTGTCACTACTGGTTCTGCGGCTTTTGCGCCGGTGGCAGTTTCTGCGGGCTCAGCATCTGCTGAGTTAATTGCATTGTGTATTTGCTGTTTAAAATAGTTTAATTCTTTTTCACGAAACGGCATGCCTTGCCTGTGCGACATAAGCAGGCTGTATGCTGTCATTGGCATGGCGCGGTCAGGGCTGCGAATAAAAGCACTAACATCTGATTTGCTGTATTTTTGTTCTTGCATCCAACTTACTGCATGCTTCTTGAGGTCTTTTTGTGCATAAAAGTAATTGTAATAGAAAAAACCTTTACGCAAGAAGTGATCAAACTCTGTTTGTGTCATTTTTAGAGCACGTTCTGTGTCCCAAACGGGTTCGCCACCTGTGTACTTTTCGTCTGTAAACAGAGGGTCTCTAGTTTTTTTGGGTGCTTTTTTGGGTGCTTTAACGCTTTGTGCTGTAGCCATATGGATAGCTCCTTGTACTGTGCAAAATGCTATTATACTATTCTTCGGGTTTTTCGTCAAGCAATGTTGCAAACATGAGCCAAGATTGCAATTCTTGCAACTCTTGTTGCACTTTTAGCAACTGCTCGTCATACTTAGTACTACGCCCAAATCTGCGTCTGTCCACGTCCAATTTACTGAGCTCTGTAATACTTTGTAATACATTTTTATACATTCGTTCAAGTTGGCGCTTGTGCTGCAAATTGTACAATGCCCACAACGAACGCTTGATTTGTGTTTCAATTGCGTTCCAATCTTGAATTGAATTAAATTCACTCATAACGTATTGTACTATATAACCTAATT